GGGTTCTATCAATAACTAGGGTGATTAATAGTTGTTGGTACCAATAGAAAAATCCCCTGAATCCGAAGACCCAGGGGATTAATCTGTATTACCTGATCAGAAAGACTAACTCTTAACGATCTGTGCAAGGCCCCTCGGGTTTAGCACTGCCTGACTGATGTATTCGTCCATGACCCAGCCCTTGAGGAACTTCTCAGGGGTGTGGTTCTCTTCCACGTCTAGTGAGTACATAACTGGCATGACACCAAGGAACTCAGGAGATGGGGTGAGGTAAATGGTACCCTGTGGAACAACGATTGAACGCTGTACCTGGAAACCACCGAACTGGACAATACGCTCGCCAGCAACAACACGGTCCTTGAAAGCCCAACCGGTCTGGTTGATGTCCCACTTGTAGAGGTCTCGGTAGTCAATTGGGTTGAACAATAGACGTGAAGCCTCCAACTGGTGGACTTCTACGAGGGCTACAACATCGAACAATGAGTCAGGAGTTACATACCCTGAGAGTTCGTTAACGATGTGGTTAGGTGAAACAGTGTGGTTGGGGTCAATAGCGTAGTTATTGATTGCAGCCTGAAGAACCGTAATGGTACGGGCGTCTTCCTGGATCATAATGGCCTGCTTGGACATGTCCTGTGCGTACTCAACGATGTTGACACGTAGGGTCCAAAGGTCTTCCTTCTTGATCTCAGGGAAGGTGGCAATACGGTACAGACGAAGGGGAACTTTCTTACCTTCGAATCGTGTTACCTTAACCTCGCCCTCAGAACCACTGAGGATATAGGCCTGACCATATTCGTCAAGAATATCGTACATGACAGGGACACCAGGTGTGAGTGGGTCTTCCAGAAGAACGTTACGGGTTAGACCCTGGTAACGAAGCTTTAGCTGGATGGGACCAATCATACCCTGTCCAAGACGAACCATGTAGTTTGAACGGTCGGCTAGGATCTGACTGAGGCGAGCTTCCTTAGCTTCCTTAGAAGCGGTCTTACGACCAGTAGTTTCCTCTAGGCGCTCTTGAGCATCTAGAATCCTCTCGACATAATCATCTGAACCTACCGCAATTCGTGCGCCTGATTTAGTGAATGGCATTTCTTTTTCCTTTTCCTTTAGTAGTTATCTCTATAAAGATTCTTATAGAGTGCCACGAGGTATTGTACGGACAATGATCTGGGTAGGACCAAGAACATCAATCAGTTCAACAACTGGGGTAGCATAGGCATTAGGAGCAGCTGAAGTAAGAACTGCCTTCTGAGCACCAGTACCGGCATATAGATACACAGGGGTACCACTGGTTGACAGTGTGTAACTCTGAGTAGCGTCGAATGCAGGGGCTGAAATCTGGAAGTAAGCGGCAGGGCCACCAACCCAAACTGTGAATACATTGACACCCGTTTGGGTAACATCGTCAATGCTTGCGTTTCGGTCAAGAGCAGCTAAGCCGAAAGGCTTGGGGCTGGTAGTACCTGAAACTGCTGTGTTTCCATCAAATAGCGCGACAGTATCTCCACCAGTACGATACACAACCATACCGGAGTAGATGTTGCCAGTCTCTGATGGGTCTAAAAATGTCCCAACTGGGGTGGCCTCATACTTACTCTGAAGTGGAATGCAGGTACGGTGGACACCGACGTTGGCTAAGCTTGTGAGCTGTAGCATCTATTGTATCTCCTTACTTGATACCTATAAGATAATCATCAGAAAGAACATTGTCCTTGCTGACGCTGGCCGTAGTCACCCGACCCATATCCGGTAGGCGTCCACGATTTGTAGATGCCACCTTTTGGACCCGAGGTCGACTAGCCCCGGATTTCTCAAACATGTCAATTGACTCGCTAAATCCCTTTAGCTCTGCATCTGACATTTGTTCGAACTTAGCAATATGAACAAACTTCTCTTCTGGATTAACCATTTCAAGAGCCTCTAGTTTGTCATAGAGATTTAGTGCTGCAAAGATCTTGGTTCGTGAAGCCTGAACCGAAGAATATGGAACGAGTGCTGGATTAGTAGCATCGTATGGGAATACCTCAGGGTGTACACCTACACCTTGCTCGATACCAGTACCTTGACCCCAGTTCATGTAACCTACGTAACCAGCGTCTTCGCCATTGACTTCCTCAGGAACGAGAACATCAGTTACATGGTCAGGAGTAACTGTCTTTTCGTAAGTGAAGTTCTCACCTGAATCATCGAGGTTACGCACATCAGTAATTTCAAGAGTTTCCTGGTTGCCATTTGTGGCTACTCGGTTAATGAATTCGTCCACGGCACCCTCTTTCTTATTCTTCTTTGACTTCTTTTTCTTGTCTTTCTTAGGAGTCTCATCTTCCATCGTTGACGCTTCTTTCGTTGAATCTGAATCACTACCTGATTCGTCATCTGAGTCACCGTCATCGTCAGAAGCAGCAAACTTATAAGTGTCTTCTACGAGAGTCTTTAGCTCAGCTAGATCTTTGGATGCTTGACGGTAATCATTGGTAGCAACAAGGTTGTCTTCAATGTCATTTAGAATAGAAGGAACACTAGCGACAACCCACTGTAGATTTACATCAGTAGATGCACTCTTTACGTGGTCACTAGCTTCATTAGCTGCACTCTGTACACCAGAGAAGCTAAAGTCATCACCATTTGTGATTGCTACCTGGATGTTGTGAATGTTCTCAGCAACACGATAAAGCTTCTCGTCCATGTCGTTATCAAAAGGACCCTGGTAACTGGCATACATTTGCTGACCCTCTGGGTAAACAGCACTGGAACCAGGACCACCAGGAATTTCACCATTCTGTGCAGCGTCTAGGTCTTGAACATCAACAACACGATCTGCAGAATTATCGGCAATCCAACCCTCTACTTCATCAACAGGGGGAGGAGCTTGCTCCTGTGCCCCAAATGAGTCAAGGTTAAGTGTGTCTACCTGGTCATAGGGAAGTTGTCGGGGAGTAACTGGAGCGGGAGCACCACTATTCTGCCAACCGTTTGCGGCTTGGAATCTAGACATTAATTAGTTCTCCT